ATGGTGATCGATCAGCGTAATGCTGGTGCGAGTGTGACGATTACAAACACAGCAGCCGCAACTTACGTTGTAGATAGATGGTTTGGGTATGGCTCGGAAGCGTCGAAATTTAGTATGCAACAAAACGCTGGTTCTGTCACACCACCAGCAGGCTTTACCAACTATTTAGGAGTTACTTCGTTAAGTGCTTATTCGATTGTGGCTGGCAGCATATATGTTCTTGGGCAGAATATCGAAGGATTTAATGCCGCAGATTTAGCATGGGGAACTGCATCCGCGCAAACAGTCACTCTTTCGTTTTGGGTGCGCTCCAGCTTGACTGGTACGTTTGGTGGTGTGCTTAGAAATAGCGCAGACACGCGATCATACCCGTTTACATACACGATTTCATCAGCAAATACTTGGGAACAAAAGACCATAACGGTTCCCGGTGATACGACTGGCACATGGCTTACAAATAACGGTATTGGTATTCGGGTATCTTGGGGTTTGGGTGTTGGCTCAACATTCAGCGGCACAGCAGGTACTTGGGCAGGGTCAAACTTCCAATCAGCCACAGGCGCAGTCAGCGTAGTCGGAACCAACGGCGCAACCTTCTACATCACCGGCGTACAACTAGAAAAAGGCAGCACAGCGACGAGCTTTGATTACAGACCGTATGGTACGGAGTTGCAGTTATGCCAGAGATACTACTATCGGGTTTCAACTGGAACTACGAGTGGCTTTTTGTCGTCTAGTGGGCAATGGTACAGCTCAACGGCTGGCGGTGTAATTACGACATTCCCAGTCACGATGCGAACAAGACCTACAGCGCTAGAACAATCTGGAACTGCAAACCATTATGCAATGGTTTCTAGTGTTGGTGGAGGTATTGCTTGTTCTGCCGTACCAACTTATGGTGGCGACACACGAGAATATTTAGCGGTAACAAACTTTACTACCGCTTCTGGTGGTGTTGCTGGATATATGACAAATATGTATAGCAACAATGCTTCTGCCTATCTCGGATGGAGTGCTGAACTATGATCTTCAAAATACTGACAACCGATAGAGACGGACAAACAATCTACGCTCGTATTGACGATGACGGACTATGCCGTTTGACTTGTACCGCAGACTATCCAGAGTTTAAGGCTTGGATGGAATCTGGCAACGAACCATTGCCAGCAGATGAAGGAGAATCCAATTGACAGCCTCGATCAAAGCCAATGTTGACGGCAGCGCAGCTATTCAGGTAGGCGGCACAGACGTTATTACGCTGACATCAGGTGGTGCTGCGACGTTTGTGACTAGCCCTACGACGGTACAAGCAGGAACAGCAGCGGCTCCGAGTATTACGACATCAGGTGATACCAACACAGGTATTTTCTTCCCGGCAGCAGATACGATTGCATTTACCGAGGGTGGTGTTGAGTCTGCGAGAATTGACGCTAATGGCACATGGACATACCGTGCTTCTACGTTAGCCTCTTATCAATGGACTGCATGGAATCCCTCCGACATAATTGGAACGACAACTACTGCCCCATCTACAGGAACGACTGACGATAGCAACTACGTCACAATGTCGAATTCATCCGGCACATTGACGGTTACTTTTGATGTTGCTGGAACATATTTGGTCTGCATTAATGGTATTGCGTCTCATGCCAATGCTTATATCTACGATACTTTTTATACCAACTTCGGTGGTACTGCAACACGAAGAATTGGCAGGGACGACCCGAATAACTGGGGAGACGGCACGAATGACGGGAATATGTCTATAACAACATCTTTTTATGTGAGTGCTACAGCCAGTCAAACGCTTACGATTCAGCCACGATACAGGGTTTCTGCTGGCGGTGGAACTGCCAGCCAACATACAGCGTATTGCAACGCAACTATCCAGTATTGCGGAGGCTAACATGACACCAGAATGGGAACTAAGAAGAATCCGTAATGCTCACTTGCGTGAATGTGATTGGACACAGTTTGCAGATTCACCGCTAACGGCAGAGCAAAAGCAAGCATGGGCTACATATCGTCAGGCGTTAAGAGATTTGCCAGCGAATTCAACACCATCGTTTGATGAGAATAATCAGTTGGTAGGCTATGTACTGCCACAAAGACCGGAACAAGGAGCATAACCATGCCACTCGTATTAGACGGCACAAACGGAGTCAGCGGCGTAGATGGTACTGCGTCCAACCCGTCCTATGAAGGCACAGACAGCAACACAGGCATATTCTTCCCTGCTGCGGATACGGTAGCTATTGGTACAGGTGGTACGGAAGCGTTGCGGGTGAATAGCTCGCAGAGTTTGTTGCTAAACACAACAAGCGCTCCAGCAGCTAGTGCAAAAATGAAGATTGCAACTTCTGCCCGCACAGGAGCGTTCTTCGATCTTACTGCGACTGGCGGTGAAAACTGGATTATTGACTCTACAAACACAACAGGGAGTACTGATGTTCTCGGCATTTATGCCAACGGAGCTACCGGTTTGTATCTCCAAGATAATGGCAACGTGGGGATTGGTACGACTTCGCCTAGCACTTATGGAAAGTTTGTAACCTATTCTAGTGGTGGTTACTGCGCTATTGATGGTAATGGTTTTGTAAACTCATACCAACTATTAGATGTTACAACAGCAGGGGGAAGACTTAACGGTGGCTCAAGCCAAGGTCTTCTTGGTTCGATAGGAATTGAACAAGCAGCTACAGGCGCAAAAGGTGGCTACATAAGTTTTAGAACTTGCCCATCAGGTTCTAATTCTGATACCGAACGCGCTCGTATCACCAGCGATGGGTATTCTCGTTTTGCAGACAATGGAACGTACAGCTACGCAGGTACGGCTCATACTATTAACAATAGTGCTTCCAATGACATTGTTCGTTTCTTCAATAGTAATGCAACTCCTTACGGGATATTTGTTAAATATACCGCTGCTGACCCAAATAACACTACATCGTATGTTTTTGCAGCCGAGCAAAATACAGGCGTAAACATCTACAAAATTTGGTCGAATGGCACAGTCACAGCACGTTCAGATGCCAAGTGGAAAAAAAACATTGAAACAGCCCGTGATGGCTATGCTGAAGATTTGGCAAAGCTGCGCGTAGTCAAATACAACTGGTACAACCACGACGATGGAACGCCTAAAGAGCTTGGTTTAATTGCTCAAGAAGTCGAGCAAGTATTCCCCGGTCTTGTGATTACTGACGAGCAAACGAGGGATGAGGTAAATACCCGTGAAGTACCTGCGGTGCTTGATGAAGAGGGTAATGAAGTTGAGCCAGCAAGAACAGAGGAATACACAGAGAAAGTTGGCACAGGCGAATACAGCAAGTCAATCAAGTTCTCCGTGTTACCGATAATGCTGCTGAAAGCCATCCAAGAACAGCAAGCCATGATTGACGAGATGAAAGCAGAAATCGCAGCATTGAAAGGCAACGCATGAAATTCTAACTAGACCAAAACGAAGCGCAGTTTATCGTACAGGTAATCGGCAACCTGCCAACGCAGTCAGGAGCGCATCCTCTGTGGCAGAAGCTGGTAGCACAGTTTAACGAGCAAGTACCCAAGCCTGTTTAAGTCCTTCCTTATCTTAAACACTTCAAAAGGAGAGAATGATGAAACAATATATTCTTGATCGTGCAAAAGAACCCTCGACATGGCGTGGGATTTTGCTGTTCTTGACGGCTGTCGGGGTACCGGTGGCTCCAGAATTAGCAAATAATATAGTGACCGTCGGCCTTGGCCTAGCAGGCATTGTTGGGATGGCAACTAAGGGATGATCAATAGCCGTAAGCTAGAAGACTTACTACCACAAGTCAAAAGTCGTGTTGAGGCGTTTATCAAAGCAGCAGATGACGAAGGCATTGACTTGTTAGTGACTAGCACTTATCGAGACAATGCGAGTCAGGACGCTTTGTATGCCCAAGGCAGGACTGCGCCTGGGAGGATTGTCACTAATGCCAAAGCCGGTCAGTCTTTTCATAATTATAGGTGTGCTGTGGATGTGGTTCCTGTGCGTAACGGGAAGCCGGTCTGGGACTCCAAAGACCCCGTATGGCAAGCTGTTGGCAGGCTCGGCAAAGCAGCCGGACTAGAGTGGGCAGGAGATTGGAAAAGGTTTCGTGAATTTCCGCACTTTCAGTACACCGGGGGTCTAACCCTGGCACAATTGCAGCAAGGATCTAAGATTGTTTAATTAAGGGCAAAGTCTCTCAGCCCTTGATGAGAGACAAATTTTGGAGAAAACATGGAACTGACACTTAAACTGACAGTTGAAGAAATCAACGTTGTATTGCAAATCATTGGAGACCTTCCCACTAAAGCGGGAGTGTATCCCTTAGTGATGAAGATTAAAGCCCAAGCAGAAGAACAGCTACCAAAACCGGAAAATAAGGAAGAGTAAGAATGACTGAAGAGGGAGTGCATCTCGCAAAAAGCGACAATGCGCATATTGATAGACGTTTTGATGAGATCCTTGCGGAGCTCCGCAAGCTCAATGGTGCATTCCCTCGCAATGATGACGGCAGCGTTGACTTTGAGGGGCATAAAAGATGTCATGACGAGATGATTCAAGCCGCCAAAGCACAAACAGAATTCTGGAGAGAACTCCGCCTTGACATAGCTAAAAAAGGCGTTTGGGGATTGCTGATCATTATCTGCGGCCTGACAATCATCGGCATCACCGCTAAGCTTGGCATAACAACCCCTAGTGGTCGGTGACGCTTTATTTTGAGAGGAATGCGTAATGCCAGCAGCAATGACCTTCACAACGCTGAAGAACGATGTTCGAAGCTATCTAGAACGTGGAGGTTCTGCCTCGACAGATCCTCTGGTCTATGCGCAGATTCCAAATTTAATCACGTTAGCAGAGCGCAGGATCAGTCGCGATCTGAAGATCCAGGGTTTTCAGACGGTCGTCGTCACTACTTTGCAAAGTGGTGTAGCTGTCTTAGCAAAACCAGATCGCTGGCGTGAGACCATCAGCATGAACGTGGGGACTGGTAACCAAAATAATACCAGAAGCCAAGTGTATCCACGGGCTTATGAGTACTGCCGGATGTATTGGCCTGACCAAACAGAGGTTGGGACCCCGGAATTTTATGCTGACTACAACTATACAAACTGGCTGCTCGTGCCGACTCCTGATGAGAACTATCCCATCGAGATCTTGTATTATGAGCTGCCTGCACTACTTGATGACAACAACCAGATGAACTGGCTCACCGAATACGCCCCGAACTTGCTGTTGTATGCAACTCTTCTTGAGGCGACCCCATTCTTGAAGAATGATGAGCGGATTCCGATCTGGCAAAACATGTATGCCATGGCAGCACAAGCTTTGAATGGTGAAGACCTGAAGAAGATCTTAGACCGTGGCGCCATAAGAAACGAGGCCTGATATGACTGTCTACACCAACATCTTTGGCGGATCTAATATCAGTCCGTCGACTGTAAGTTATTCGGCCGTAACGTTAAATGCAAATACGTCATTTGATTGGCCACTAGAGACGGCCCCATCGTCTAACTTGATGGCCATCATCATGGACGTTACGGCGACGACTCCTAATCTGATCATGACGCTTCCAGATGCCACTGAGGCATCAAATGGCCAAACGGTCTTGATCAATAACGTGGGTTCAGAAACCTTTATAGTCCAGGACTATCAGGGAAACCAAGTCATCGCCCCGGTTAGCGGATCGGTTTGGCAAATCTACCTGACCGATAACACCACAACTGGTGGTACTTGGGAGGCGTTTTTATATGGCGCCCAAGTGTCTACGGCAAATGCGGCGACCTTAGCAGGAACCGGTCTTGTGGCAATAGGCTCATTGCTGTCTCTTGCCATGCCAGTCACCTCATTTAGTTCCACGTATACCGCAGGGGTTGCTGACAGAGCAAAGACCTTTATTTGGGTTGGGGGAGCCGGTGTCTTAAACCTGACTAATGCAGGAACCGTTGGAGACAACTGGTTTATCAATTTAAGAAATGAGGGAACTGGTGCCCTAATTGTGGATCCTGCAGGATCACAACAGATCAATGGATCATCTGGCTTGACGTTCCAGCCGGGGGATTCTGCAACCATCTTTACCGACGGTGTTGCGTTCTACACGATCGGTTACGGGCAAGCACCTGTCTTTGCATTTGACTATACGTCGATCAATATCGCGGGTTCGGGTGCCTATACATTGACAGGCTCTGAACTTAACCGGATCTCATACAACTTTACAGGTGCCTTGACAGGTAATCGCAGCGTCATTGTGCCTCCAACGGTTCAGCAATACTGGGTGGCCAACAATACTACCGGCCCTGATACCCTGACCATCAAGACGGCAGCAGCCACTGGTTCTACAGTTAACCAGGGATCTAGAACCATCATGTATTGTGATGGCACGAATGTTGTCATTGCAGATACAGGAGGGATCTCCGTTCCAATTGCCATTAGTCAAGGTGGAACAGGGGCCACGACTGCCGGCAACGCCTTAATCAATTTAGGAGGCACAGCAACAGGTATTGGTATCTTTACTGCAGCTTCTCAAGCTGCTGCCCAAGTGGCCATTGGCCTTGATCCTATCAATGGTGGAACATACTGATGGAAGCTACCCCGGTCATTCTTAAGTCATTACCGGGTATCAAGCGAGACGGTACCAAGTATGAGGGAGATTTTTATGTTGACGGACAGTGGGTCCGATTTCAACGGGGCTTGCCTCGTAAGATCGGCGGCTATACTGCCATCAACCGCTACTTGTCTGAGATCAGCCGAGGCATCAAGACCTACACGGAGAATGGGGGTACGTACTTCCATTCGGGCTCTGCAGGATTTATTGAGCGGTTTGTCATCGATTCCCAAGGGGCTACTAGCCTAATCATTAACCGTACACCGCTTACCCTGGCTGTCAATGATGCCAATAAGTGGCAGTTTGACGTGATGTATGACAGCACAGGTCTTCCGCCTGTCAATATGTTAGTTGCCCAGGTAGCTCCTAACGGTAACTGCATCTGCAACAATGTCGGCGGTCAGTTGTTCGTTGGGGGACTCACAGGTACCGCAGCTCTTCAAGAAGTGACTATCTTTCCGGCAGGGGCTAATGTTAACGGCGGCGTTTGCGTCTTGCATCCTTACTTGACCTACTTTGGATCAGACGGCTTCCTTGGATGGTCAGTTGCTGGGGAACCGACAAACTTGACAGGCATCGGTTCAGGAAATGCTCGTATTGCTGCCCAAAAGATCGTTCGTGGTCTCCCCTTACGTGGGGGTCCTGGTAATGCGCCGGCCGGCCTTTACTGGTCTGCTGATGCCGTCATTCGTTGTTCTTTTGTGGGTGGTACTTCTGTCTTCCAGTTTGACACAATTAGCAGCAATTCCAGTATCTTGAGTCCTAACTCGGTCATTGAGTATGACGGCCAGTATTTTTGGTGCGGCACAGATCGATTTTTGATGTTTAACGGCGTGGTCCGAGAGGTCCCCAACAACTTAAACATCAACTACTTCTTTGATGGTCTAAATAGGCAAGCTACTCAAAAAGTCTTCTCATTCAAGGTACCTCGCTTTGGTGAGATCTGGTGGTGTTATCCAAGAGGGGATGCTACTGAATGCACACATGCCGTCATCTTTAACATCAAGGAAAATACCTGGTATGACACAGAACTTCCTAATGGAGGCCGTTCTGCAGGCGAATTTTCACCGGTGTACGCGGCGCCTTTGCTAACGGGAGTTAGCCAGTCTAGCTTTAGACCTAATAACCGGATCACCGAAAACGACGACTTGCGGATCACTCAAGAAGGGGATCAAAGGATTATTGAGGCAGAAGAAGGTTATCTGGTCTGGCAGCACGATAGGGGCCGAGATGAAGTTGATGGCCAATTTATCACGGCAATCCCGTCCTGGTTTGAGACGGCTGACATGAGCATGCTTGTTGGTGGTAATCCACAAAACAAGTGGATCCGGGTCGAGATGATTGAACCCGACTTTGTGCAGTCAGAAAATATGACAGTTCAGTTGACCGGACGGGCAAATGCCAAGGCCAAAGAGGTCCCCGGACCTGAGCGGATCGTCTATGCCAATCCGTCAACCCCGTATGAGCAAGTTGTCTGGTTCAAAGAAGAACGTCGTGAACTGCGGTTTAAGTTTACCTCAAACACGCTGAATGGTGACTATCAGATGGGCCAGATCATTGCCCACGTAGCACCTGCAGATGGTAATGTTTTGGGGGCAGTTAATGATGAAAGTGGTTCCACGTGATTACGCAGCCCGTTATAATCGGCCTCAGGGATTGGGCAGACCAGGTGATATTGGACTTGGACAATTACAGTCCCCTTAGGAGGCTAGAC